ACGAAGGCCTTCACCTCGGCGAGGTGGGCCAGAACCGCTCGGAGCTTCCTCGCTCCGAAGGAGATCCCTGGCTTGGTGGGATCATCGGGATTCGGAAGCACCAGAGTGGGGTGTCCCTCGTAGGAGGACTCGGTGGGTACGCTGACGGCCTTGTTGGTGTTTACAGTTCTCATGTGTGTGGTGTTAAACGAGGCATGATCGCCTCCCAGAAGCCTCCTCTTTCGGAGAAGGCCTCGGAGTGGGGATCAGGCCAGAGCGGCAAGGATCGCGTTGGCATCCATTCCAGCGGCCTTCATGGCGGCGATCTTGGAGGCCAGATCCACCTTCACGGTCTTGGCAGCCTTCGGCTCGGCCATCTTGCGCAGTTCGAAGCAGGTCTTGCCGCCCTTGGTCTCCTTGAGACCCACCCCGCCAACGGCAGGATCAGCAGCCAGAATGGCGAAGCCAGCAGCCATCGCGGCCTTGAACCGAACCAAGATCTGCCGATGCGCCCAGTCAGCTTCGCTGGCAGTCAGACCGAACCGCTCCTTCATCTCCTTCTTGGAGATGGGCTTGGTGGAGTTGGTCTCGGCCTTGTTGGTGCTCTGCACCAAGCAGATGGTGGGGTCGATGGTCTTGCCCGAGGTGGTGACGATGGCGGCGGAGTTGAACTTCGTGATGGTCATGTGATTACTGGTGTGTGAGTTGTGTATGGTGCCCCAAGGGGGAATCCTTGGGGAACCATTGCAACCCACGACCCCCGTCCCGAACCAACCCTTGGAATAGGCCCGAAGGGCACTAGGATGGTTCAAAACTCACCAGCGCATGGCGCATGGAGTGGGTCGTAGTTCGCACATATCTCGGAGATCAATTCGGCGGACTCCGCTTCGCCGTACGTGGAGATGCCACGGTTCTTTTGTCACTCGATACTCTTCGAGTACCCAGAGAGCTTACGCCTACTCGGGGTGCCGGTTTTCCCTCCGCCTTTCCGATGTGGTTCGGCCTCGCAAGCCCCAGCCGCATGGGTATTCCATGTGCTGATACATGCCTCGCCTACTAGCATCGGCGCATTGGTGTGGGCCGCCGTGCGTCATGTCGGGACTCTTGGGACTGGCCGCGTTACCGCCATCTCCATCCGTTACCCGATGTCTGTGAAAGAACGTGAGGGAAGGTGAGCCGTCGCTCGCTTCGCCTTGTCAGCAACCGTCGCTGCCGACAACCCACCCTCGTTTCCGGTGTTTTTGCCCTAGGTTCCTAAGGAAAAGCCGTGGATCGAACACTCCGAAAGCCGTCTCGCCCATGCACTGGCGTACGCGATGTCCCTTTGGGACTCATGTGCGCGTATTTGCGCGTGTTTGCGTGCGGGGGGCGGGGTAGAGCGGGGTCTGGGTGATCGTGCCTATGGGGTATGGGGTACCCCCCTTCTCAACTCTCGCCGATTTCCACGGGTTGACCCCCTCTCACCTCTCTGGGAATTCCACCGAAGCACCCACATCGGTAATCCCGATTCACCTAGGGCTTCTACATACCCAAGACCCACCTGGAATCTCAGGCGAGGTGCGGACAGTTGCGGGATAGGGAATCACCGCTCACGTGGCAACATCCCTGTGCGGGGGATGCATCCTGATTCTGCTAGGGCAGAATCATTGCTAACAGCTGGCCACGTGCTTATTCATCGAGAGCAGCGGGGGGATACATAAGGGGTTTCTGGGTACCCCTGTCAAGCCTTAGTCCTGTTACACAGAATAGTAGAATAGTAGGAATGGTAGGGGTGTATGGCTGTGATGACTCAGTGTTGAAGGGGGTGGCAGGGGTGGGAGGGTCTGCACGTGCTGCCCAAGAAGGTCAAGGTGGTGGAGAAGAAGCTGGGGCGGGAGAACGCCTATGGCTTGGCATGGCATGGGGAGAACGTGGTGGAGATCGATCCCAGGCAGGGGGAGCAGGAGCGGCTGGATACGTTGATCCATGAGCTGCTGCATCTGATGGAGCCGGAGTGGGAGGAGGAGAAGGTGGAGGCCTGTGCGGCGTTTCTAGCCTCTCTGGTGTGGCAGCAGGGGTATCGCAGGGTCAGGGAATGAAAAGGCCCCCAGGAGTCTCCCAGGGGCCTTGGCGCTTACTTCTTGGCGCTCTTCTTGGTACCTTTCTTCTTCTTCATATACTCACCTCCCTTCTATCTCCTTCTGGGCCGCTCTGAGGTCGGCGAACCAGCGTCGGATCAAGGCCTCGTTCGGACTCTTCAGCACCAGCGTCTGGGCCTCCTCACAGAGCGTGAGCAGGACCCTGTTGGTGATCTGGGACTTCTGGAGCTGGTCCCTTAGGGATTGGATGTGCTGTCCGGCGGTGTTCAGTTCCCGCTCCAGCTTCTTGGCGAATCTCTCGAAGTCCTCCATTGGCGGCGCGGATCCGTCCCAAGTCCATGAGTCGGTTCTTGGGGTGTCACTGCGCTGCTCGCTACACTGGGGCTGTGTATCGTTCATTCTAGGTTTATGGTCTGCTTGATGGCGATCTCGATGGCGTCTCTCAGATGGGGCCACTCCTCGGAGTTGAAACAGATCTTGCCGTCCTTGTCCTCGACTTGGATGTACTCACCAGCTCCCTCGTCCACGATCGTGATGGTGTAGCTTAGTTTGCTGAACATTGGCTCGTTCTCTGGTGAAACGCACCACGCTATGGGTCTGAGTTTCATTGGGTTGGTGTAACAAATACTTACCGCTTTTTGTTACCGGCCTGCTTCTCCAGTTCCTGAATCCGGCGCAGTAGTCTGTTAAGTTCTCTGACTATTCCTATCGGAGCAATGTCCCTGAGCCTCGTGCGGTAGTCTGGACTGAAGATCGAGAACCCATGCCTCGGTGGGCAGTTGGGGTACTTCTCTATCGTGTACTTCATGGCTTTGCCTCCTTGTTCGCTGCGATGTCAGTGCCTAGTGTGTAGTGATCGGATAACGGCTTTTGAAGGCGACCCCACTCATCACTGCGTTCAAACCTCGACAGTTTGTCATTTAGGTCTCTAACAGCTCCGCACAGTATGTTGTGCTTTTCAATTGTGAGGATGATGTAGAACGTAAGTACCGCGCTGTAGACCGTGAGCAGTACGATTCCAGCCATGCAGTAGATCATGGCTTGGCCTCCTTGGCTTTGGGTTGCGATTGGTATTCCGACTCGGCCAAAAGCCTCTCTATTTCCGAAATGCTGAACCGAACAGTTTTTGAGCTAAGCCTGATCGGTGTCAGTCGACCCGCTTTCTGGTATCGACGAATGGTCTCTCGACACACACCGAGCAACTGTGCGGTTTGGTTGTATGATAGGTGTTCTTGTTTTTGATGTAACCTCTTTGAGTCACACCTGACTGTCTGAATCTCCCGAGACGCCTTCAGCTTTAGAACATTATCCAGCAAGAGATCACGCGTTGCCTCCAGCCTTTTGATGTGATGATTCGCTGCGTTGAGTTCGCGTTCGAGTTGGCGAGCATGCTCAATGAGCACCTTGGGTTCCGGTGTCAGGTCCCACGCAACCAGCACCGTGTCTGTTCTCGGCGTGTAGATCATTGTGTTGGGCTTACCAGTATGATCGCTCACTTAACCACTTTCCTGTAACGGGATACAGTGCTTGTCGCTATGCGGAACGTCTTGGCCAGATGCGCTGAGCTGATCGAGTGAGGCGTCTCCGCAATCTGCTTCTGGATGTCCAGCGGGATCCTCGGGCGTCCCAGCTTCGCCGAACGCTTCGCGCTCAGCTCGCGCTCCATGTCCCTGCAGAGCTTGATCAGGTCTGTGTATCCTACCTCGACGCCTAGTATGTTGATGACCAGCGCGTCCGTCTTGGGTGTGTCGCTCATGGTGATGTGTCTCTCTTGATGTTGTTTGGTCCGTAGATGTGGAGGAAGTAGCCCTTGCCTCCGAAAGCTTCCGCGTTGTGCTCGACCACGAATCGCCTCTGGCCCGCGCTGGTGTAAAACACCGCAAGCACAGTGCCCTTCATCGTGTAGTCCCCTGTGTACTTGATGACCTTCTCGCCGACCTGAATCGGATCGTAGAGTCCGGCCTCTTCCACCTGTCTGGTTAGTTCACTGATCGATGACATCGTCTTTGTCTGTTATGAGAAAGCAGGGAGTTCCTTCGCCAACGTAGGACCCCAGCTGGTTGTAGTGGTACCACTCGATCGCGTCCTCGCGATTCCCGAACTCCTTGGTGAGCTTGGCCAGCACCTTCTCCTTGTCGTAGCAGAGGACCGGCCCCATCCCGAAGCGCTCTACGTATCCGACGATGCAGTCGTCGTAGCCGTCCATCCGCATGATAGCTCCTTCAGACGCGCTCTGATCCTCCGGATATGTGTTTCCGATTCCGCCAGCCTTTGCCTTAGGGACTCGTTTTCCTCCAGCACCCTTGCCAGTTCGAGCCTTGCGCGCTTGAGCTGGTGATATAGGTCGACGTGATAGTTTATTCCGCACCGTTGGCATAAGCCCTCTCTGTTCCAGTTGTGTTCGTTGCAAAACATCCGCTCGGCCAGCCCTTGGTTTCGCATTCTCGAGCCTTCAATTATGTGAAACCACCTTAGGAGGGGGAAAGAACCAACCGAGCGGTCACCCACCACTCAGTGGGCTAGAAAGTTGTGTGTCATTTGTCAGCCAGTATCCGCCTTACCGTGTCAGCTGTGATACGCAGCTCGCGCACTATCTCGCGTGTGGTCATTCCGTGTTGGTGCAGCTTGCGCACCAGAGCGGCTGTGTCGTCCGGCCTGACGATGTGTGATACCGATTTCTTTGGCTTCGCTGGCTGTTCGAGCTTTGCCCCAGTGAGGGCGGCCACTTGTTCCCTTGTGAGTCCCACCCGCCTCAGCGCTTCCATATATTTTCGTTCTTTTGTGCTTTGATTGTGATGGAGTCCATCTCCACGTTTCCAACAGCGGCCCTTAGCGTGCAGTCTGAATCGACTCTGAATGGCCTCGTGTATAGCTGACTGGTGCTGGTTGGTTCGTTTCCGTTTAGCGTATATCGGATCTGGTTGTTCGTCCTTGCCGGTGTCATCAATACCATTCCATTTGTTATAACGACATTGATCAGTGGCCGATATGAAACCAAGGCCGGAGAGCTTGAGATAATCCTGTTCCCGTTCCTTGCTGTTGCGACGTAGCTACCCTGATCCCCTTCCAGCATATAGAATATCCTGTACCATCCATTAGTTGCCCCAGGAATCAGCCTGCCATCCTTGTACCACTGGTATGAACATTGGCGGCTGGCCGAGGCCTTCAGCGTATGATAGTCGCCCTCAACCAAGGCAACGCTTTTAGGCTGCATCGTGAAAGCGAACGTGAAAATGCTGAGAAACCAAGACATCATGCGAAACCCCTCTTTCTGTTCTTTCTCCTCCGGCTTACGTGGTACTGCTTGTTGTACTCTTTGATCTTCTTCCAGCGCTCCGGAGAGGCCCACTTCTCCTGAAGCCCGTACTTGGTCTTCTCGTAGTTGACGAAGTAGAAGCCGTCCTCCCTGCGATCTCCTGCTGTTCTGATTACCTTCGATTTCATGTCGTTCCTCCGTAGGCGATGTTCCTAAGCGCGTCGATCGGCTGATGCCACGCCGTGGTTCCGGACGTCGAACTCACAGTCACGGATGGCTTGCTGGTGGACTTCAGCTCCTTGATCTCAATGTTCTTTGCTGCCAGCTCAAGCGCCTGCCTGCTGTTCTGGACCTCGAGATCCCTGACGACACGCTCCAGATGCCGCACCTTTGCTTCTCCGCCCTTCAGCGCGAACAGGACATCGTCTGCGGTCTTGGTCTGCTGCATCTCCTGAACGAGCTCCTTGAGCGCCTTGGACAGGTGCTCATCCGCCACCTGCTCACCCTTGTAGAAGATGCCCTCCTCGGTGAGCTCCATGACGGTGCGAGCGTTGATCTTGAAGCGGAACTGTCCGCCTTCTCCAGTGTCAGTCTCCATCTTCATTGTCGTCCTCTTCGTTGTTGCCGTCTCCGTTACGCTCAAACCACACGTCGCATCTGGAATGCTCCTCGGTCCTGATGACGAAGTCCTTCACCTGACCGTACCGAGTCAGCCAGTTGCCGACGCCAGCGCTCACGTTGACCGTTCCACCGTCCGAACTTGGGTCATGGACCGTTGCAAAGACATGGACCGTGTCGAAGTGCTCGCCAAGCGACTCAACCACCTTGGTGACGATCGTCCTGTAGTCGGATTCAAGCATTGGGCACATCCTTTCGGCGACGACCACCGATGATCATGTTCGCGTGCGACACGCTGCACTTGTACTTGAAAGCGATCTCCTTGTAGCTCATGCCGCCAGCCTTGTCCTTCCTCATGGAGGTCACCTGCTTGTCGGTGATCTTGACCGGCCAGCCACCCTTCTTTCGGCCCTCGTAGGGTGACTTGATCTTGATGCCGAGATGCTTGTCGGCGACCTCGATGATCTCCTTGGTGGTGCAGCGTCTGGAACGCACGACTTGGCTGATGGTCATGCCGCTCTTGAGATCCTTGATGATGCCTTTGAGTATGGATGGAAGCATGTGAGGCGGTAGGTGTATTACACCCAGTAACAAAGTCAAAACGGAAGTTCCAGTTTTTTGACATGCACACGCTCGGCACCGCGCATGTCCACGTAGGAGAGCGCCTCCTCCCTGTGTTCGCTGCTGTTGTGCGTGACCAGTGACATCTCGGTCTTGGTTCTGAAGTTCGATTCCGCCAGCGGGCGAAAGTCCCTGCCAGTCCCTGGGGTGAACACCTTCTTCAGGAAGGCGACCCCGCTCGGGATGCAGTAGATCATCAGCCAGTGGGGCACCCTGAATCGGTTCACCACCCAGTACGAGTTCTGCAGTTTGTCGAAGCTGACCAAGAGCTCCATGTTGTAACGCTTCGAGAAGGCTTCCTCGGTCAGATTGCGGGACTTGATCTCTAGGGTTCCGAAGATCCTCTTGGTGGCCCTATCCACCATGATGGCGTCCATCCGACTGGGTTCCTCGTCCGGAAATCCGAAGATGTTGACGGAGATCTTTCCCTCGATGATATGACGCTCCACGGCAGCGCAGGCGTCCCACCCGTGCTTGATGTACGCCTTGCCGCTTTCTGTGGTTGCGCTGAAGGCCATCAGTTAACAGATACGCCCTGCATCAGAGAGACAACCAGCTGTCCGGAGTCCACCTCGGCAACCAGCCTCAACTGTGAGGAGCCCCTAACGAGCTCCCTGAGGCTCATTACAGAGACTGACATGGATCCACCGTTCTCGAGCACTATCGCAGACAGGATTGTGGTGAAGGTTGAAACGCCAGCCTCGCTCCCCTTCGCGAGCACATCCTCCCATTGAAGCGGCTCACTCATGGCCAGCTTGGGTAGTACACAACGCCGTTTCCCTTGGAGTCGATGACCTCAACCGCATTGATCCGCTCCAGCTTGCAGATGTGCTCCGCGAGCTTGTCCTGATCCATCTGGCTGTTGGCGATGATGGACAGCACCACGTCGTTGTTCTCGTACTCCGGCTTGAGCTTTGTCTCCTCGCGCCAGACACGTACCACCCGCCCGCCACTCAGCGGGACCCTTGTCATCGATTCAATGATCTTTCCCATAGAAGAATTGCAGTTGTCCGCAGGCCACGTCGTAAGCCGCCCCAAGGCTGAGCTTCTCTATCTTGCGCTTGTGCTTCGGCCTGAAGCAGAGCGCTCCGTCCTTGAACCATACCCTGACTTGGTCTTTGCCGACCGTGATGTAGGCAAGGTGTTTTGAGGACCTTCTCCGAGTAACATCAACCGAACCCATTGGCTTCGATTGAGGCCCTGAGAGGTTGCCTGCCTGTCTATCAGTCTCATCTGCTGCTGTGATACCCATAGTGCCAACAGTGTCCTTCCTTCTGCTCTAGCGTTCGACATGCCCAAGGTGTTAAACACCTAGCATCCAAAATCAACCGTCATGTCCCGACGAATCGTCACCGATCGGCTCGAACTTTGCGTAGAACTCCACCGAGTTGCGCGAGTAGTACCGGCCATCCCGCTCGTAGATGACAACTCTGGACTTGATCTCGCCTACGCGATGCTCTGCGTTGCACACGAACGAAACGACTGTGCTGTGCTTGGTCTTGTTCCTGAACTTCTTCATTTGATGAGGCGATGGCATCCGTTCTTTTTTGCGAGCTCCAGCAGGCAGCAGATGCACCAGCGCCCATCAAGGTCATGCTTTGCCATAAGAAGTCCACCGACATTGATGGCTGGCGGTTCATCCCCATGAACGGGACAGGACTCGACCGGCTTATCCCCATGAAGGGCTTCATTCAGTTCTTCTTTTGATACTATGTCACTCATAGGATGGAATGGGTGTAAAACACCTTTATGGTTACGTCAACACACTATAGCCAAAAACTGCACGCTTGAGGTCCGGAGGCGTGAAGGACGGGCTCTTGATGAGTTTCATGTTCTGGGCGTTGACCCTGAAGCATCGTCCGGATCGACTCTTGAGGCGCGTGATCAACCATCCGTTATGTGAGGCATTGTCCATGATTTCAGAGACTTCCTCCTCGGTCCATAGCTTGGTGTCGTTGGAATCGCACACCGCCTCCAGCGCTTCGTAGAACGAGAACCCAATGGAGTCGGAGATCTTTACCAGGCTCAGCAATGCGCCCTCCACGCGCCGTACTGTGTCGTAGGACGGCCCCTTCGCCAGCTCGAACAGGTCGATGTTCACGGAGGTCTCGGCTGAGGCAAAGCTACTGAATGACGGAAGCATACCTAGAGTGGTTCCTATGGTCAGCCCGCTGGCGTTCAGAAGACCGAGGAGCGTGAATGCAACGTCGCCGACATCGTCTGCCAGTTCGATGCGCAGGTTCTCGATGCGCTTGGCGGATTCAATGAGTGACTCCGTAGAGGCTGGAGTCCTGAGCAGCAGCGACTGCGTGTTCTCGGCCAGAGCCTTAGAGTAGTCGATGGAGTGAGGTAGGTATTCGTCGTACCATTCGCTGTACACGTAGCTCATCTGCTTGTCGTAGAAGGCTGGATCGCGCTGGTTGGCGATAGTGGTTACAGGCTGTCCGGCAACATCACGCTGCCAGTTAAACACTCGATTCTGGTAAATACTCAGTCGCTTCATGGTACCTCTTTAAGTTCTGGATTGTCGTCGAAGCGGCAGAATGGCCCCTCATACCAGAGCCCAACCGATCCGCATTCACCGTCTCTTTGCTTGGCGACGAGGAGCTGAGCCTCGCCACGAGATTCTTCTCTGTTTCGTGTCAGGAGGCAGACCGTATCGGCATCGCGCTCGATCTGTCCAGAGTCCGCCAGATCCGATAGGCGCGGCACTCTCCCCTTCTCCTTTTCGCTTTCGCGGTTGAGCTGGGCCAGAGCCACCACCGACACCTTGCAGGAGTCGGCGATCGCCTTGAGCTTGGAGGATACCTCGGCCACCTCGTAGGTGCGCTTCTCGTGTCGCTTGGTCGGCAGCACCTTCTGAAGGTAGTCAACGAACACGACCTTAACCCCGTGCTTCCGGACTGCCCTGCGGATCTCAGCCCCCACCTGCGCCGAGGTCATTCCTGACACGGCATTGCAGTAGTGGAGCGGAGCGTTGGCGATCTTGGTGTTCGCCGCAAAGACCCTCTGGTACTCGGGCGGGGTCAGGTTGCCACGCTTGAGAGACCCCATCGAGACCGAGGCTACCGAAGCCATGATGCGCCGCGCTATGGCTGGCTCGGACATCTCGCAGGTCACGAAGAGCGTCGGCACCTTGGCCCCGATGCACATCGAGCAGACCATGGAGGTGGCCAGCGCGGTCTTGCCGATGGATGGCCTAGCCGCCACGAGGAACATCTCCCCTGGCTGCAGCCCGTCGGTCATCCGGTCCAGCTTCCGATAACCTGTGGATATCCCTGAGATATCCCC